GAACCAAATATACTTGCCCACATTCGTATGAATGATCGCACGATTGATGGTAAGAAAGCTTTACATCTTGAAGAAATTCAATCCGACTGGCATCAACAAGGACGCGAGAAAGGCTATAAGCTTCCTCCTGATCAAGTAGATAAGTTAGAGCCTGAATTTAATCGTATTGACGACAAGATTGTTAATTCAGGTGATGAAGAAGTAATGGGTAATCCCGATATTAATAAAGCTGTTAAGCTTGCTACTGATCGCAATATTATTACTCCTGAAGAAGCCAAGACTTATCTTCGATATTCGGATAGTCAACGTTACAATGCTGTTCCAGATGCACCATTTAAAAAGACTTGGCTAGACTTGGCTTTAAAGCGAGTTATTAGGGAAGCTGCTGAAAAAGGTTATGATAGAATTAGCTGGACACCTGGAGAAGCACAAGCAGCTAGGTATGATTTGAGTAAGCAAGTTGACGAATTAAGACTGATACCTAAAAATAAATGGACTGATCCTAATTTTGAATATAGATTAGATGCTCATAAAGATGGAAATAGAATTCTTGAGAAAGGTGTTAATAATCAAGAAGATTTGAGTAATATTATAGGTAAAGAGCCTGCTGAAAAATTGTTTAGTCAAATGAATTCATTAGAAAAGAAGGATACTGTTAAAATATCAGGTCAAGACCTTAAAATAGGTGGCGAAGGTATGCACTATTTTTATGATAAAATGGTGCCAAAAGCTTTGGAGAAGTTGACAGGAGAAAAGACACAAATAGGCGATGTTAATACAACTAATATTAAAAAAGAATATAAGATTAGGCAAGAAAGTCCTTATGATTTTGTCGTATATGGTGATGGCGAACGTTTAAATAGTTCTACTAGTCGTGAAAGAGCACAACAATATATTGACGGTAGACGTGCTGGTGAAAAAGAACAAGCTGAAGACCCTAATTCTAAAATCCCTTACATTAATCTACCTCAATCCGTCAAAGATACGGCACTTCACAAAGGCTTCCCTCTTTTCTCAAATGGATTAATGCTTTCACCTGTTAATTCTGTTCCTGGTTTAACTCCGCTCAAGCACAATCCTTTCAGTGTGGGCAATGATAGCGATCCTGAAGTAAATAATCGTAACGATGTTCCTTATTTAGCAGGAGCTAGCAATACGCCTACAGGCTATCCTGTTAATATTGATAGGCGTATGCCTCGATATGATCCAGAAGTGCTTGACAAAACTGGTAAGCCTGCTGATTTATGGCGACCGCTTAAAAAGCATGAAATAGCAGAATATCAAGATATGCAGAAAAAAATTGACGCATTTGTTCAAGAAAATGGTAGACAACCTAACGATAAAGAAATGCAATCTATTTATTTAGATAGTCATCATAATATTGCTATTCCTGCTGAAAAAGCAGAACTTAAAGAAATGGGAGTTAATGAAGATAAATATAATCATGTAATGGACGGATATTTATCTGAAATTGAGCATGAAAATCCTAAAAATCCTCCTGTTAATCTTTACGATAAACCTTATCCACATGATAAACAAAAGCTATTAGAGAAGAATGAAGCTAATGAGTAAATATAAAATAGTTTCCATTAGGAGACTTAAGGCAAGAGCTTTACAAGGTAAGGTTATTTATTATTTAGATTGTTGCAATAATGATAAATTAATGAAATGGATTTTATTAAATTTAAGATATTCTGTTGGTAATGATGGCTGGATAAAATGAATAAAAAAATACAAAATCCATCTTCAATACTTATTGAGACTGTAGCGGCTCAACTTGCAGCCACTTGGTATGAAATAGGTCGCGGTCAAGGATTAACTAGCAAATCTAAAGACGCCAAAGAATATGCTAGAACTAATTTAGAAAAATTCATACCAAAGGCAATTGATCATTTATTAGATATTCTTAATAATCCTTATGCATCTACAGAAATGAAAGAAATGATATACGATGCATTACAGGAACGTGTCAACGATCCAACTAATGTTACATCTACAGATATTAAAGGCTTACCGCCATTAGATATTAATAAAGTATTGTCGATGCTACCAAAGCAATTACCTTCGCAAGCTTTAAAGCCTAAGCGAGAAGAACCAATTAATATTAAAACTCGTTTGAATTCTGAAACTGCGATAGGAAAAGTCAATGGCTAAAGGAAAGTTACCTGTAAACAAATTACCTACGGCTAAGGTTACTGCGGCTCCTGCATCTTATAAGCCTTCCAAGCAAGAGCTTGACAGGGAAAGACGATGGAAGGCAGAAGATGCTTGTAGGACATTAGAGCAAGCAGCTAAAATTAAAAACGATCCTCAATTAATGGCTGATGCTAAGCAGGTCGCACAAGAACGTATAAGCGATTTAAAGAAAGTCCGATGAATATATCCAGACGATTTTTCTTAGGTGGTGCTATCTCATTGATAGCTGCATCTACATTTGAACCGTCTGTTTCAGCAATGATGAATTTGCCGACAATTTATGGCAATGGAAAAGATGACGATACTAGTGGATTATATGCTTTATTAAATAAAGAACCTTGTATTTTTAAGAAAGAACAAATAGCTATTGATAATCATGAAGATGTTACATTTCATAGAGGAAGGTTTTTTATAAAAAGAACTATAAGCATTCCTGCTAAAACTAAAGTAATTGTAGATATGCCTGAATTTATCGGAACAGAATTAGAAGATTATCAATCATTTTTTATAGGTGAATGTGGATTTGACGCTTCTCAATTTGATGGAAGATTTGCTAGATTTAGTGTAAAATCTTCTCATAAAGGTAAGTTAATATTTGTAAAAGACTGGCATCCTGATAATGACCGATATTGAAAAGCTACAACTTAAAAAAGCTGCGATGGAGGCAGCTATGGCTGAACGTCAAAAAGCATCTGCTGATAAGAAATTTAATAAGATGAAATTTCCGCCTCATGGCAAAGCTTTTATGGATATGTATAAACAAATTTGTGATGAATTAGAAAGTAGAAAATAAAATGGATAAGACACCGGAAGAAATTGCTGCTGAAAAGGCAGAACAGGATAAGAAGAATATTGCAGATACTCGCAAGGGTATTAATGTTACGGTTAGTAAAGAAACCGAACAGGAAACAGAAGAAGAAACTGAAGATAATGAAGAAGTAGTTGCTGAAACTGAAGTTAAGGAAGAAATTAAAGATAATAAAGAAGAAATTAAAGATAGTAAGGAAACGGTAAAAGAGTTAAAAAAACAGCAAGCTAATGCTGAAACTCAAAAAGAGAAAGATAAGTTTCAGCGTCGGATTGATCGGGAAGTTGCTAAGCGTAAAGTTTTGGAAACTGAAAATGCGGAACTTAAGGCTAAGCTTGCCTCACAACCTGATAAAGAAAACGTCTTAACCGAAGAAGAAGTTGAGAAGCGAGCCGAAACTAAAGCTCAACAAAAGCAAATTCAAAGAGAGTTTGAAGCTGCTACAGATAGGCTATTTAAAGCAAGTGTTAAACTTGATAAAGATTTTCAAGCTAAGATTAACGCTTTGGCTGATGATGTTGGGCTTATTCCAGGTCATTTAATTGGTATCCTTGATGATTTGGATAATGGTGGAGACATCTTAGTACATTTTACAGCTAATCATGATGAAGCTGAAGAAATCTATCAGATGTCTCCGGCTAAAGCTGCTGTAAAATTAGCTAAGCTTTCTAACAAACTTGAAGCAGCAAAGAAGCCTGCACCAAAGGAAATATCAAAGGTTCCTGATCCTGTTGAGACAATAAAAGGTGGTGCTCAAAATCCAGATACGTTACCGAAAGACCCAACTAAACATATGGATCAGTTTGTTAGATTAAGAGCGAAGCAAGCCGAAGAAAGACGGCGCGCTAAGATGGGATTGCATTAACTAATGGCTACTTCTGGCATATATCTTATTGTCAACTTGGCAAACAATAAAATTTATGTTGGAAGTGCTATTGATACTGATGACAGATGGCGATTGCATAAGCTCGAATTAAATCGAGATAATCATCATAATCGCCATCTTCAATCAGCTTGGAATTTGTACGGAGAAACTGGTTTTAAATTTTATGTAATAGAATTTGTTGCCCACAATTTGGAAGAACGCGAGCAATATTGGATTGATCATTTAAATGCAACTAATCATTCTATCGGATATAATATTTGTAAAGCGGGTCGCAATAGATCAGGTGTAAAAGCTTCTGAAGAAACGAGAAAGAAACTATCTGAAAGTCATAAAGGATATAAACAGTCAAAAGAAACAAAAGAAAAACGTCGATTAAAGATGATTGGTAATCAATTTAATAAGGGTCGTAAACAAACAGAAGCTCATAAAGCAGCAATAATAGCTTCTAGAAAAGGTTATGTTCCTTCAGCAGAAACCCGTGAAAAAATAAGGTTATCTAATTTAAATCAAAAGCGATCAGAAGAAGCTAAGAGGAAAATGTCGATAGCCGCTAAGAAGCGGTGGAACTCGCTTGACAATACTGAGAATGTGGGTAATACGTGATTATTAGCCTTTCTGTGTAGGCTCTAAAGAACACTGCTGCGTTAAGAGCGATCCGCCAACAATAGATCGCGCATAAGCTCGTACGTTCGAGCGTTTTAAAATCTCCCATTTTGAAGCTAAAAGCTTTTAGTTTTATAGCGCGCGATATTGCGCAAACCTATATTAGATAATCTAATATTAGGCTAAATTGATTAGAAGGAATTGATACAATGGCTGGCAACGTTTTGCTCACCATCGACATGATTACTGCTGAAGCGGTTAGATTGTTTAAAAACTCTAACCTGTTTATTATGAATATGGATACTCAGTATGATCCGGCTTTTGCTGTTGATGGTGCAAAGATCGGTTCTAGTTTGCGTATCCGCTTGCCGAATGACTATATTGTTACAGATGGTCCGGCAATGCAGTTGCAGAATACAACAGAACAGTATGTCACTCTGCTTGTGACAAGTCAGAAAAATGTGGCTGTTCCGTTCCTTACTCAAGAACGTACAATGAGCATTGATGATTATTCAGAAATTGTTATTGCTCCTATGATTAACGATCTTGCTGGTAAGGTTGCTTCTACTGTTATGAGTGCTTCTGAAGGTGGCGTTTGTAACTTCGTTTCAAACGTTGATGGTTCAGCCGCACTTAATTCGGTTAGTGCAACCGGTAAGATTATTTCTCCTACTTCCGAACAGTTCTTGCTTGGTAATGCTATCCTTGATGATAATTCGGCTGATCAGATGGATAGACGGGTTATTAACGATCCAACTACAGACGCTCGTACTACTGTTAGCTTGCAAGGATTGCTTAATCCTTCATCGGAAATTTCCGCTCAATTTCGTAGCGGTATGATGAAGTCCGGTCTTGGTTATGAACGTTGGTTCCGCGATCAGACTGTCATTAAGCATACTGCGGGCAGCTTCTCTGCTGGTGGTACAGTTAATGGTGGTAATCAGACTACAGCAACTAGCGGTGGCTCGATTACAGTTAATGCCATTACTGGAACTTTAAAGAAAGGTGACTTTATTACATTTGATGGCGTTAATGCTGTTAACCGTGTAACAAAGCAGTCTTTAGGTACACTTCGCCAGTTCTGTGTTACTGCTGATTGCGCTACAGGTGCTACTTCTATTCCTATCTTCCCTGGATTAGTGCCTTCGGCTGGATTTACAGCCGGTTCTGGCGATGTTCAATATCAGACTGTTGATGCATCTCCGATCAACGGTGCTCAAATGCGCTTGTTGTGTCAGTCTAGTGAGACTTTCCGCAAGAGCATTGCTTATGTGCAGAAGGCAGTTACCCTTGCTACAGCCGACTTGGTTATGCCTAAGAAGGCTGTTGAAGAAGCTGCCCGCGCAAACTATGACGGCATCAGCATTCGTATCTTGACCGATTATTTAACCGGTTCGGATCAGTTGGCTACAAGAACAGACGTTTTATTCGGGCAGTTGTATATTCGTCCCGAATGGCTTTGTGTTGTAGCGGATAAAATTTAATATTAGCAACAACACATTAATTAGGAGTTAAATAAAATGAGCGGCGCTTTTGATCATGAATTGATCCGACATGGTGAAACTGCTAAGTATGATGTTAGCAATCCTCATCCGTTATTTGGTAAAGACCCTAATTACTTGAATGAGTATGGTCATACCAAGTTTCCAATGTGGGTTGATCATCCTACGGAAAAGAGAGTTGATACTACGACAAGTCATCGTGGTAATCCTCCGCAAGCTACTACAAATACAATTGAAACTAAGTTTCCCCTTCGTGTTCTTGTTGAAAGTCAGGAAGAACTAGACGAACTTATGGGAAAGAATGCTGAAGTTAAGCCGAAAGGCTCTAAAGCTGATTGGACTGCGAAGTAAAGACGGGGGACTGCTAAAGGGAGCGCAAATGCTCCCTTTAGTTCTTTATTACCATTTTTCATAACCTAAGCATTAAATATTATGGCTACAACGGCTAGAGATGTTATCACTTTAGCTTTAAAGCAGGCTGGCATTTTAGGTGTTGGTCAAACTGCACTTGCGGAGGATATGAATGATAGCTTTACTCTATTGCAGCAAATGGTCGGACAATGGAATAAGCAAAGATGGTTAGTTCCTGCATTAATTGACATTAGCACAATAGGTAACGGAGCTAAATCTAATTCTATTGGTCCTGGACAATATTGGAATGTAGCAAGACCGGGCCAGATTAAAGGTGCCTACATTGTTCAATTAAATACTGGTCAAACTCCGATAAGCTTACCTTGTAAGTTAATTTTTTCTTATGAAGAATACATCAGAATTGCTGTAAAAGGATTAAACTCGCTTCCCGATCATTGTTTTTACGATGGTCAATGGCCAAATGGAAATATTTATTTCTGGCCAATTCCAGATAATACATACGAATGTCATATATTGGTACAGCAGCAATTAGGATGGCCAGTTGCAGCTACTAATCCTCCTACAGCCGGAACTGGTTTGGATACTGTATTTACATTACCGGAAGAATATCAAGAGGCTATTTTTTATAATCTATCTATTCGAATTTCAGCTATGTGGCAATATACTGCATCTGATGAAACTAAGATGTTAGCCAAGAGTAGCCTTAATACAATTAGAACAAATGGAACGCAAGTACCTTCAATGCAAATGCCTGCTGCAATTCGTAGGGGTAAGGCGTTTAATATTTTCAATGCTGACAACTTATGACTTGACAACGCACTAGGATATTTTTAAGGTTCGCCTCCTGATCATAAGTGGAGGCTGCAAATTGTTAAATTTAGCTGGTCAAAAATTTGGTAAACTTTTTGTTTTAAAATCTACTTCTGTAAAATATAGATATTTATATTGGTTATGTAAATGTGATTGTGGAATAGAAAAAGAAATTAGAGGTTCTCATTTAAAATCTGGATTGATTAAATCTTGTGGATGCGAAGGAGGAATAAAAACACACGGTAATAGTAGAAGTGATAAAATTAATTTTTATCGAGTTTGGCAAGGAATAAAAACTAGATGTTATAATAAAAATTCGTATCCATATAAAGATTATGGTGCTCGTGGAATACGAATGTGTGATGAATGGCTAAATAATTTTCAGCAATTTTATGATGATATGTATCCTACCTATTCTCCCGGATTGACCATAGAACGTAAAAATGTAAATGGAAATTATTGTAAAGATAATTGCATTTGGATACCAAGATCGCAACAAGGTAATAACAGACGTAGTACTATTTGGGTAGATACTTTAGAAGGTAAAATGAGTATAGCACATGCCGCTAAGAAAGCTGGTATAAGTTGGCCAGCTATGTATGTTAGGATTAAAATGAATTGGCCTAAAGAAAAATTATTATTGCCTGCTACTTCTAAAGGAAGATAAATGGCGCGAATTCCTTTAGCTGGAGCGGCTTATGTGGAGCGTAGCGGAATAGCTAACGCTCAAGAAACAGTTAATTTGTACGCTGAAAGCAATGCTGGTGATCCACAAGCGCCAACTCCATTTACTTATTATCCTACTCCTGGTTCTACAGTATTAACTCAAGGAATTCAAGAAAAGACAAGATGTACTTATAGAGCTTCTACAGGTCAAGCTTTTGTTGATATTGGACCTAATGTCTATAATCTTGTAAATAATGCTTTATCTCTTGTAGGAAATATACCTGATAATCAGTCTCAAACTTATATGGCGGATAGTGGTGCTGTAGCTATCATAGTCGATGGTACTAACGGATGGGTTATAGATTTAGTAGATAATGAATTTGCTCCGATTGTCGATCCTAGTTTTTATGGTGCTGATTTTGTAGTTTATCAAGATACTTTTTTTATATTTAATCGTCCTGGAACCGATCAATTTTATATTTCACTTTCTAATCCTAGCTTTGGAATGCTTTCTGGAACTTCTGCTAATACTGGCAATATTGCTGGTGGTGCTGGATATGCAAATGGTGTTTATCAGAACGTTGCACTTACA